TGTCCTGCACGTTGTCTCCGCCGTCTGGTGTAAAATCATGCTCATTATGCCTGATTCAGCAGCGCTTCTGGTACAATTGCGCCAAAGTCAGTATTTACAGAGTGTTATCTGCATGAAAATCGGTCTATTTTGAGTGCAAATTAAAATATTGTTATTTTCCAATATAATATACATTTTTTTATTTGTGATTGGCGGCAAAATGGCGGCAAAATTCTTAACTTTCAGGCAGAAAAAAACCCGCATTTGCGGGTGTTTTTTTTCGCTTTTTTTTATAGCCAAAGCATTTGCTGATGATTTCTACCTGGATGCGGAGGCACTGGCTTCACATCACCCGGAGTCATTATGATTGATGACACGGTTTCTAAAGACTTAAAGGTGCAACTGCAGTTGATATTCTGGCACTGGTTATAACGCTCTTTAGTTTCCTTAGAGATCTGAGTGCTGCTGCGAGTATGAGCCGCATTCCCGCATATTGGACAATTCATCATTATTTGATACACCTCGCAGTTGAACTCTTTTACGAACTTTCCGATGAATTGTAATGCTTTTGAGTACTTTTGAAAGTGTTATTCCATTTCTAATGAGTCAATTTTGACTTCCAGTTCGATACTGGTAGTAAATCCACTATCGGCGCTCAGGCTGTGCGTCAACGTTGTGATGATCCATTCCCCGGCATCAATCTGCTGCTTGAACCCGCTGACCTTCACCGGCATTTCCGTATATAGCTCCGCGCGCCCCTTTGCCAGCTGAATAGAAAACGTCGCAGCACCGCGCTGCAGGCGTTCCCACTGCATTTTGGCAGCACGCTCTGCGTTGCCCCGGTTTGCGTAAGTGCGGCTCAGTACCAGCACGTTTTCATCCGTGCCGATCAGGTAATCCCCCTGCTTCGCCTCCGGCTCTTTCTTCTTCTTCGCCGTGGTTTTACGTCGCCTGCGCTTCACCTTCGCCACCGGCTTCTTTGCCGGTTCGCGGGTGTGCAGCCAGCTGGCGATCACGCCGGTGTAAGAGTCGCGGTCCGCCAGCGTGAAGCGGTGGCTGTCCCCGTCCCTGCGCTGAAGGGTGATCACCGGCAGCGCCTTACCGCTTGCCGTCTTCCCCTGCCCCTGCCGGATAAACAGCAGATTGCCGTCCTTGACGCAGGCGACTGCGCCACACTGTTTAGCCAAGCGCATCAGAAAGCTGGCGTCTGATTCGTTGGTCTGATCAAGGTGGTCAATTTCTGCGGCGGCCATGTCTTCACCCATTGCCGCCTTCAGCTTATGGCGTCCGGCGATGTCCCGGACAATTTCGCCTGCGGTGGTTTTGTGCCAGGACTTCTCCCGCTTCGTGTTCAGGGTCTGCCGGAAGTCCGCGCTGCGTGCCCGCAGCGTCAGGCGGTCAGGCGTGCCGCTGTGCTCGATTTCGTCAACCACATAGCTGCCTTTCGGAAAAAGCGCCTCTCCCTGCCAGCCCAGCGACAGCGAGAGCACGACGCCCCGGCGCGGCAGCTGCAGCTGGCCGTCCGCATCGTCCAGCTCGATGTCCAGCTGATCCGCCTCAAAGCCCCGGTTATCAGTGAGCGTCAGGCTCAGCAGGCGCTTTTCCAGCTTCTGCGTGATGTCTGCCCCGTCCATCGTCAGACGGAATGCGGGGGAATTTTGCTGGCCGTTAATCCACGGGCTGGTCATCATGAAAATAATCCTCCCGCTGCGGCGCTCACCTTACCGGCGGCGGTGGCGGCTGCGCCCTGCATGGCAGACAGCTGATCGCTGAGGCTGCCAAACATCTCGCCCAGCGATTCATCGGTGCGCTTCAGCGTCAGCGTGAATTCGATGCGGCGGCACACACCGCTGCTGAAGAACTCCGCCTTGGTCTGGCTCAGGCTTTCAATCACGAACATGCCATAAATCGTCCCGCTGCCCTCGATAAGCGGCCACGCGCGGCCCAGCTCCGCAATCTGCTCCAGCGCGAACAGCGACAACCTGCCGCCGGTAATCTCCGGCAGCAGCACGCCGGAAAGCGTCAGCGTGTCGTTGTCCGGGCCTAAGAACTGCAGCGATGGCCTCACGCCCACACGGCTGTTTGACGGGAAACGCCAGCTGCGCTGATACTGCAGCTCCTGATAGGGCACCGTCCTCAGCATGAAAACAAATAAGCCCAGCGTCATCATCATTACTCAAACCCTCCCCTGTCCCGGTAACTGCTGCGGGCGCGGGCCTGCGCCTGCCGCTCTTTTGCCTCTATCCTGCGCATCACCTCATCAACCAGATCCTGCTGGCTCTGCCCCGGCTGCTGCACAATGGTGAAGGAGGCGTGAATCTGCGGCGCAGCTCCCTGTGCAGCACTGCCACTCATGCGCGGTGCTTCCTGCCGGTACGCCTGAACCGGCAGGCTGAGCGGGTGCAGCGGCTTAGCCTCCGCCGTCGCTCCGGCACCGCCCAGCGTCAGCGCAGCCAGTGCTGCCAGCCGTGCAGTGCTTCGGCGGCTGGTCACGTTCGCCGGACCGCTGACCAGCTCCGGCCCGTTTTCACCGGCCACACCAAACTTGCCGGACGGAATAAAGCCGCCGCTATCGTACATGCCCGCAAATCCGGGGAACCCGCCCGGCGGCAGGGATACACCGCTGCCCGTTTTTACTGTCGCCGGTCGCGGCAGCTGCGGCCCGCCGGTCTTATCACCGCCCGGCTTCAGAAAGTCCGGCAGGTAGTCGGTCAGGGACGACAGTTTATTTTTAATCGCATCCCATTTCTGGCTGATGCCCGCCATCAGGCCGTCAATCATCTGTGAACCTGCTTCCTGAAAACGCGCGGGCAGCGCCTTCGCGTCGGCGACAATCTCCCCCAACTTTGTGCTGATGTAGGTGCGGATCGCGGTCCAGATACTGCTGACCTTTGTGCTGATAGCGTCCCAGATGGCGGCAAGTTTCGGTCCCAGCGTGTCCCAGTTCTGCCAGATAAGCAGCGCCCCGGCGGCAATCAGCCCGATAACGGCCAGAATCGGGTTTGCCATCATCAGCCGTCCCAGCCACAGCACGCCGTTACCCACGAAGCCGATGGCACTTTTAATCAGCCCAAAGGAGCTAAATGCTTTTATCCCCAGCACGTTAAAGCTGAACCTGAGCAAAGCAAGCGGTCCAAAAAAAGCCGCGAGGCTCACCAGAAAAGCCCCGGCACCCAGCACAAGTAATGAGAGAATAGCGGCAGTCTTAACCAGCGTTCCGGCCAGCTCCTTGTTATTTTCCACCCAGCGACGGGTCACGCCGGTGACTTTCTTCACCATGTTCATGATGTCCATCAGAGGCGTGCGCAGCGAATCGCCCAGGCCGCTCATGGTGTTGGAAACGCCGGTTTTGGTCAGCATCCACTGTGCAGAAAGCGAGTCCTTATTGATGTCCGACTCTTTCTGCATGGAGCCTTTCGCCCCGTCGCCCTGCGTCAGCTGCAGCTGACGCCTCAGCTCCGGCATGTTGTTAGCGAGTTTGGCCGCATCCTTGCCATACTCCTTGCCGAAAACCATCGTCATAGCCGTCAGGCGTTTGTCTTTCGGCAGGTTGTTGACCTTTTCCAGCACGCGCTGGATGGTGCCCATGGCGTCCGTGGTCATCTGCTTTTCAATCTTCGCCGGGTCCAGTTTCAGCAGATCCATGCCGTCCATAAACCGGTCGCTCTGCATGGTGGCTACGGACAGCTCGCGCACCATGGCGTTCGCTGCACTGGCGGCGGTTTCCGACGTCGCCCCCAGGCTGAGGAATGTCGAACCAAGCGCGGCCGCTTTGCGGTAGTCCAGCCTGTCAGCCACGCCGCCCATGCGCTGCAGCACGTCGATGATGTCTGAACCTTTGGACATGGCGTTATCGTCCAGGTAGTTCAGCGCGTCGCCCAGCTGTTCGATGTTGCGCGTGGGGATTTTGTACAGCTGCGCAATCTTGCCCAGCCCTTCGGCCAGCTCACCGGCAGGCAGCTCAAACGCGGTCGAGGCCTTCGCCGCCGTGGTTGCAAAGGCCATCAGGTCGCGTTTCTGGTCCTCATAGGAGTCGTTCTGGTTCGTCACGCCCATGCGCGCGCCGCCCTCAACCAGCGCGGCGTAGTCAATCGCGCCGTTTTCCATCGGCAGCTGCTCACTGGCGGCCTTGATGGCGGCCTGCATGTCATAGAACTGTTTTGTGCGGTTTCCTTTGTCGTCGCGCAGCCCGTTAACCTGCTTTGCCACGCCTTTCATGGCGTCTTCCATTGCCGCTGAAGATTTCACGGCGGCCAGTACCGGCGCACCCATTGCCAGCCCGGCGGCAGACGTTGCCGCTCCCGCACCGGCCACGCGATCGCGCACCTCAAGCGATCGGGAATATCGCTCACGTACCGCGCTCAGCTTTGCCTGCCGTTCTCCCAGCTTTTTAAGCGACTGCTGCTGCCGGTCAATGGCGGCGCGCGCCTCGTCAGACTGACTTTTAAGTTCGCGCTGTGCCTGGCTCAGTTTCTTCGTGTCGATACCGGCAGCGCCCAGCGCCTCACGCTGACGCTGCACCGACAGGCGCAGCCCGTTGTAAGTCTGCTGCAGCTGGCTGGCGCGGTTTTTTGCCTGCTCCAGCACGCGGGCCTGTGCAGCGGTGGGCCTGTTTGTTTCCGTAAACTGTACGGCCAGCCGCGCCGCTTCTTCGCGCGCGGCTTTAAGGTTGTTCGCGGTGATGGCAAGCTGTGAGCGGGTTTTACGGAAGCCGTCAATGCGCCCGGCCTGTGCGTCCAGCGCCTTGAGGGTGTTGCGCGTGTCGCGCAGTGTGCCAGCCAGCTCGCGCGTGCTGTCGCGGGCGCTGCGGAAGGGGCGCGTCAGCTTATCGACCGCGCCCAGCACGACCTGTAAGCGCAGATTTTTATCACTCATCGCTGGCCCTGTGTCTCAGGATTGCTTTATGCCGCCACTCCAGAACCTCGGTCAGCGTCATGGACTCGGTAACGGAGGGCGGCCAGTGAAAGACGGTGGCGATGTCCGCCACCAGATCGTCTACCGTCAGGCCGTCGCTAAATCCGACAGGACCGACTTCTTCAGCAAAAAAGTGACCACCTCCACCGACAGGCTGACCAGATCGGCAGGGTCCATTTCGTTAATTTCCGCCGTGGTCAGGGCCGGGGTGGTGATACGCGGCAGCACGGTGATCAGTGCGTTCACGTCCATGTCCAGCAGCGCCTGCAGGCGGGTGCCGCGCAGCGCACCGGACTGCGGCTTGCGCACGGTGACGGAGGTGATTTCGGTTTTGCCGCGGAGGATCGGGGTATCCAGCTCGACGACTTTTTCATTTGGAGCGGTTTTATCAGTCATGATGCTTTTCCGTTAAAAAGAGAGATAAGCGGCAGGCGCGCGGCCTGCCGGTGTGATTACAGGCCCAGCGCGTTGCGGTGCGCTTCCATCAGGTCCTTTCCATCCACGATGTGGATCATGTTCACGATGTCGATCTCGTAAACCACTTCGCCGTTAATGGTCAGCTTTGCGTAGCTGTTGGTTGCGGACACTTTGGTGGTGCTGGATTCACCGGTTTTCCATTCGCCGGAGTCCAGCTCCTTATAGCGTCCGCGCGTGACCAGCTCTACCGCCTGCACTTCGCCGGTATCGTCGCGCTGAATGGAGCCGGTAAAGCGCAGCTGGATGCCGTCCACGGTTTCGGTGCCAAGCTGCTTAAACAGCAGCGCTTCAGTGCCGCCTACAGTGAACTCCGTATCCAGCGCACCATCGTCCAGGCCCATGTCGATGTCCACCGCACCGGCCATGCCACCGCCGCGATATTTTTCGAACTTACGGGTGACTTTCGGCAGCGTCACGGACTCAACCAGCCCCTGCCAGTTGTTGCCTGCGTTGAACACGTTCAGGTGCTTGAGTTTGCGGGGTAATGCCATCTTTCAGTCTCCTTATGCGCTGACGCGGCTGCTGAAATCGACCAGGTACTGGTCAGTGATGCGCTGGCGCAGCAGCAGGTTTTCCAGTGGCGGCACCGGCGTGTAGTCGTAATCGATCAGCAGCTTGCCCGCCTTGAGCGTGTCTTTATCGTTCACGCTCTCGTCCAGCCAGCAGTCCGCGCCAATCAGATAGCCCTGATTCACCAGGCTGCGCAGCTTCGCGCGGATGCTTTCGATGATGTCACGGGCCAGTGACGGGTTCAGCGCGCCGTCAACCGACCACATCTGCGCTTCAGCCATCGTGTCCATGAGCACCTGCGCCGTGCGGGTGTAACACTCAAACTGAAAGAGCGCGTCATCACTAAGGCAGCGGGAACCCCAGAAGCGGAAGCCGTCTTTGCGGATCAGCGTGGTCACGTCGTTCTGGTTCAGCAGGCCCGCATCAGTGGCCGGATCCTGCAGGTCCCAGAAGACGTCTTTTGAAATGCCGGTGACGCCGTTCACGCCGACGTTTGACAGGGATTTATGCCAGCCGGTCTGCTCGTCGATTTTGGCACGCAGGCCCAGCGCGCGGGCGGTAGCGTAGGCCGTTGCGTCCGCCTTCAGCACGGTGTCAAAACTGATGAAGTCAGGCCAGATCAGCATCCCTTCGCGCTGGCTGAAGTTGCTGCGGTAGGCAATCGCCTCTTCAACGCTTTTGCAGCCATACGCGGACAGGTAGGCAAAGCCGCGCAGGCTCTGCGCCACGCTCAGCAGCTCGGTGGCAACGGCTTTTGTGTCGTGCCCCGGTACACCCAGAATGCGGGGCTTTACGCCGCAGACGGACTGCGCGGCCAGCAGCGCCTTCATGCCGGTGCGCTGGCCGTCGGTCACGCCGCCGATGATGTTAGCTGTGGTTTCCGCTTCAGTTTCGCCCTGCGGCACGCGCACAACGACGGTGACGGGTTTTGACTGATCGGCGATGGCGTCCAGTGAGCGGGCCAGCGTACCGGATTCCCCGGCCTTACCGCTGGCGGTGAGTACATCGGTTAACAGCACCGGGCGGTTTAGCGGGAAGGTGGCCGCGTCGGCGTCGTCGCCGGTGCAGACCAGCCCGACAATCGCGGTGCTTACTGTGGTGATGGTTCGGGTGCCCTCGTTGATTTCCTCAACGCGCACGCCGTGGTGATAATCCTGTGCCATGTGGCGGTTCTCCTGTGAAGGGGTTCCGCTATGGTCTATGGTCCGCTATGACGGGGCACGCGCTGGCTGTTGTGCCGTACCTGACACAACAGGCGCGCCGTTTTCACGCAGGGTTTTCTGTTCCGGGGCGGGGATATAGCGGTAAAGCGTTTTCACTGACACGTCCAGCACCAGTGACACCTGCAGCAGCGTTGCGCCCTGCGCCAGCATCCGCCGGGCACGCTCCACCGTTTCCGGCGTCATCTTCCGCCGCCTGCCGCCGATGCGCCCTTTATCACGCGCAGCGGCCAGCCCGGCGCGGGTACGTTCTACGATCAGCTCGCGTTCCATTTCCGCCAGGGCACCCATAACGTGAAAAAAGAACCGGCCCATCGGCGTGCTGGTATCGATGCTGTCAGTCAGGCTGCGAAAATTCACGCCCCGTTCCCGCAGCTCTTCAGTCAGCATCACCAGGTGGCGCATACTTCTGCCGAGCCGATCCAGCTTCCACACAACCAGTGTGTCCCCGGACTGCAGGCAGCGCAGCGCCTTTTTCAGCCCCGGCCTGTCGCTGGTTTTCCCGCTTATCCTGTCCTCGAAAATCAGCTCACAATCTGCGCTCTGCAGCGCAATCCGCTGTAAGTCCGTGTTCTGGTCATTTGTTGACACCCTGATGTAGCCAATCAGCACGCTGAGTTCTCCGCAAATGGCCGCAAGTGTGCCAGCGCCGCCCGGCACAGGGCCAGGCGTTTGTTTCTCAGAAACCTCGGTTTAACAGAAAAGTTTTCCGGGCGTTTTATTGGCCGCCAGATTTTTACCACGCCTGGCGCTATCAGCTACAAACCCACACATGGTACTAAACGTGCCCGGATCATCGTTACCGGTGGCGGCGGGCGCGGTTATGGGTTTCTGGGCTGGGGCGATAACTACCGCGCACGCGGTGGTGGCGGTGGCGCTGGCGGTACGGTGATCGCAACGCTGGACATTGATGATTCTAAAACCTATGCGGGCATTGTTGGTCAGGGCAGTAATGAAACAAAATCGTCAACCAGCAGCACGTTCAACGGTCAGCTGACAGCCGCAAACGGTGGGAACTCTGCCGGTGATGCCGGTGGTGGTGGCGGTCTGGCCGTAGGTGGCGATCTGAATATTCAGGGAGGAGACGGCAGCGATGCGCCCGGCGTGGTCAGCGCTTCATCTAACCCCTACAGGGGCGGATCGGGTGACGGTGGTGTCAGCTATTGGGGAGGCGGCCCGCGTAGTGCAGAGGGAACCACGTCAGGTGCTCAGGCGACATTTGGTGCAGGCGGCGGCGGTAATATTCGCTCAACACCATATATTGGCAATTATGGTTCAAACGGGATTATTTACATTGAGGAGTTCAGCTGATGAAAACTTATGCCCGGATTGAAAATCAGTGCGTTGCTGAAATCGTCTCGCTGAATGTGAAGCCTGAAAAACTCTATCATCCGTCACTGGTATGGGTGGATATTACCGCGCTACCCGAACAGCCCGATGTAAATTATCGCTACAGTGACGGCGTGTTTAGCGCCCCGGCTACAGAAGCTGAGAATGCGGTACTGATTGCCAGTAGCAGGCTTGCCGCTGAAATGGATGTGGCAAACCGGACAATTGCGCCGCTTCAGGATGCGGTCGATATCAGCATTGCAACAGATGCTGAGATAGCCCGCCTGGCAGAATGGAAGCGTTACCGGGTGGCACTAAGCCGGATTGATACCAGTAAAGCGCCAGACATCGAATGGCCGGTCATGCCGGTATAAACGAAGCCCGCTATGCGGGCTTTTTTTTATGCGGGCTGTTCAGGCCAAATGATATTTTCCACGTCTTTCGTATTAATCCGCATCAGCATGACGCGGTATTTTTTCCAGGCGACAAGCTGGCTTGCCTCATCATCTGTTGCTATCCCCAAATCGCTCGCATCCTGCAAGGGTTGAATGGCCGTATCGGATTCAGATCTCAACCTGCTGCGCTTGTCTTCGGCCTGGCTGATAAGTTCTTCTGTTGTTGGCAGCGGCTGATCGGTCAGGCACGGAAGCATGTCAGCACCGCAGGCAATCAGCTTTCCATCTGCCTGTCCGGCGAGTAAGTCAGCCCATTTTTTATCAGTGATTTTTACGGCATCATCAGGGATAACCAGATTGATGCTGGTATCGTAAAAAGCATTTGCAGATGGTGAATATTTTTTCATTCAGTACCCCAGCGCCAGCCATGTAATTCCCTGAAGAGTTGAGTCAGGGCCTGTATTTGTGAGATCAAAAGAGGATTTATTGCGAAATCCCGCCCCTAAGCCATATTCGCCGGACGACGGTAAAGCCGATCCCTTACAGGCGATCACGACGACACCCGCATTAGGGAATTCAATCGGCAGAACAACGGTTGTGGTTGTTTTCTGTTTAAAGCCGCCAGAACCCCACTGCAGAATCACACCGTTTGGTAGCCGGGTGTAACCATTGCCCGATTTCACAGCGGCGAAGAAACTCATATCAGGCAGCTGATCAGCGCCATTACCGACACTCTTTTTTGCTGCGTCGCCTAAACCGAGGTTTTTGAGAACGTCAGCAACCAGCCCGGCGTCTTTGATTTCTGCCAGGGCGCTTGCGATCTGCAGGTACTGGCTGTGTGGGTTTTTAGCATCGGTGTGAGTTTTCATTACGCTGTCAGCGTAGGCTTTCACCTCGATAACAGCATCATCAACATATTTACGCGTTGCCAGCACCACGGACGGGTCAATCTTAAGGGTGATGGCGTCGGTGCTGTTGATAATCAGAATCATGCGCACGGTCTGCGTGCGGCCACTGCCTTCCTGCAGTGCAGGTTTGTAGGTTTCCGGCGTGTTACAGACCGCGATCAGCGTGCCGTCGGCATCAAACAACCCCATTTCTCTGATCCAGAATCCGCCCGATGTTTCGGGGATCACCTGTTCGGCTATCATCTGGCTGGCGTTGGCCGGGTCAATGCTCAGCGTGTTGATGGCTGCGCGGCGCACCTCGTTAACCAGCTTTGTCTGGCTGGCGTTCGGTGTCGGCAGCGTGCCCCCGCCGTCACCCACGGCCATCTGTGTGATATTCAGTTTTGTGCCGAGTGCGGCAGCGTTGGCAATTTTTGCCGCGCCCAGGTTGGTTACGATTGCATAGTATTTTTGTGTCATGGTCCCACTTCCATCAGATCAATAACGTGAACCGCCGCGCCGCCATAAACTGCACCGCTGACGGAAATAAGTTCCGGGGTATACGGATAAACGGTCAGGTCATCACCGTCATAACTGGCCGCCGCCATGCGTGTTTCTCCACTGACCTGCAGGTTAATGGACATCCCCAGCAGGTGACGGCTGCAGGGCTTCGCATCGCTGATCAGCCGCTCAAGTTCCTGATAGGTTTCTTCAGTTATGCCCTGGTCCTGCACGCCGATGTCCAGCCGGAACGTGCCCGGCGCTTCACCGTTTTTCCACCACTCAATAACGCGGATCAGGAAGCCGAAAGGCTCCACCACGCGGCGGATGGCGCTGATGGTGCCCTTGTGCTGATGAATGTAAAACGCATCGCTCACAACTTGACGCTTGACGCTTTCCGCCCAGCTTTCGTCCCAGCGGTCCACCGAAAACGCCCAGGCCAGATAGGGCAGAAAGCTCACCGGGCAGGTGGCCGGGTTCCATAAGTCGCGCAGCGGCACGCTCAGCCCGGAAATTCCGCTGCAGGCTTCTGCCAGGCGGCGCTCAAGCGCAGACGAACCGGGCGGCATCAGGCTGCTGTTGCTCATGTCACCCCCTGATCGCCCGCTACGGACACATCCGTGCCGGTGCAGTAGCCCGCCTGCGTGCGGTCCATGATGATGTCCTGCGCCGGTTCGGTGATTTCCACCCAGTCCACACCGGCCACGCGCATCACCGCCCCGTAAGACTCACGCCGCACGCTGCGGCCCAGCTTTTTCTGCTCGGTCAGGTAAGCGGCCAGCTTCGCGTTTGCCGCCTCAAGGCAGGGACCGGCGGCCACCCCGTCAAACAGGTGCAGCCTGGCCTTCACGCTGTAGCTACGGATGGTCGCCCCCTGAACCGTCACCCGGTCGGCTACCGGGCGCACGCTGTCTGCGCTCAGCGCGATGTTCACTGTGGTCAGCAAATCCGCTGCTGCCGTGCCGTCGCCTTCGCGACTCAGGACGGTGATCAATACCGTCGCCGGTGACGGGCTGGTTGCAGACACGTCCTGCACGCGGCCATCGGCGCTTTTTGCGTGGAACTCATACGCGCCCGTCGGCCCGGCCACGCTCAGCCCCTCAAACGCCTCCGGCACGCGGACGCGCAGCGCATCGTCCGATTCCATTACCGCATCCACCGGCGGAACCGCATCGGGATTCGCAGGTGTAATGGTTAGGCGCTTCACGTTATTGCGCGCGGCCTGCTGGTCCAGATCGCTGCCGATGGCGTAGGCCACCATCACCGCCTGCGCCGCCTCGTTAATGCGCTGGCGCAGCAGGATTTCCCGATAGGTGTTTTCCTGCAGGCTTTTTACAATCGGCTCAGACTCCAGCGCTAGCACGCGGCGCATGGCGGCCTGTTCATCCGCCGGATAAAGCGCAATCAGCGCCTCTTTGCGCTCTGCCAGTAGCGTTTCAAAGTCCGGCACCTCAATAATCTGCGGTGCGGGTAGCTGGGAAAGATCAATTACCGCCACTGTTAACCCCCGTTGGTACAGACATAGCAACCGGCGAGCCGTCATCCCGCTGACCGGTCAGTTCAACCACCATAGAGCCATCAAAGTCGCTGGTAAGGTTTAGTGTGCTGAGCCTTACGCGAGGCTCCCAGCGGCTGACGGCGACATACACTGCCGCCATCACCTGCAGGCGAATCACGTCGTTCTGCGGCTGGTCAATCAGCACGGACAGCAGCGAACCGTAAGCGCGCCGGGCGATGCGGCTACCTTCAGGGGTGATCAAAATGTCGCGCACGCTCTGCCGGATATGATCGATATCGGTAATAGCTTCGCCGGTGTCGCGGTTCATGCCGAGGTACATCATTGCGGCCCCCCTGACTTATCGCTGCCACTCTTAACTTTGTTGTGTAAGTGCTTATCAGCAATCACGCCGTTAGAATTCATTGAGCCGCCGCCGTGGATCACATCGCCGTTCATCGTGGTGTCACCGTTGATCCGTGTCTGGCTGGCCTCTATTCCCAGCGCATCGGTAATCAGCTGAATGCCGTCTACCGCTTCAATGCGCACGCTTTTAATATTTTTTATCAATAGTTGGCCGTTTTCCGGCTCGTACTGAAACCAGCCGCCGTCTTTAAAAACGGTTGTGGTGCCGTCTTCTGAATAGTCGGGCGGCGGGAAGGCTTCGGAATAAATGGCGGGCAACGCAAAGGCGGTTTCCAGATTGCCGCCCAGGCTCAGCAGCACAACCTGTTCCCCGACAGTAGGTTGCCACCATATGCGTGTATTACCGGCACGCAGGGTGAGCCAGTTGATCCAGTTGGTTTCGAGATCGCCTGTTTTCACCCGGCATAGCCAGTTCACCGGGTCCACTTCGGACACGGTGCCGGTGCGGATCAGGTTTGTGATAAGGCGCATGATTTCGGTGAGTTTTTCGTTCATTGAAAAAGGATGCCATCTATCCAATGAAACTAAGAGCATGTAAGGTTGTACTAAGGTTGGCACAAAACAAATTTTATCGGATAAGGCTCATGTTACAGATAAGCAATGGCAATTTTTTCATTGGCGACAGTTTTAATGAAACAACTCACAGATCGCCTCTATATACCAATATGCAATTCTTCACAGATTCGTTCCCCCTTATAATTGGGAAAATATATAAATCAAATAAATTTCATGATAGCAATATTGTAATTGCAGAAGTTTTTGAGAAGCAAGAAACCCATGACAGTCATGGCAATTTGAATGTGCTCATATCAACCTCTGGTCATGAAATGATTGATGATTTCTCATTGTTAATATCATTCTACCTCAACACTCTTTGCACAACCTCTTATATCCAAGCCACAGAACTATTAAGGAAGGGGCAAGCCTCCCATAGACACATAGACCCAAGAAAATACATTCATAGATTTTTTGATGAATCAAACTTTATTCAAGATGAAGAAATGCAAGAACTGAATGAGTTTATGTATAAGTTACTAAATACAAGTCGAAGTAGTTATGAAACTTCTATGAAGGCAATGCGTCGATATGTCACCGCAATGGCAAGGATTGCTGATGATTTCAACGCAGCATATGCCTTGCTAGTAGCATCAATTGAATCGCTGGCTCAATATCACACCAGTTATGAAACAGGCTGGCAAGATTATTCAGATGACAAAAGAAAGCCTCTTGATAAAATACTTAATACGATTGATGAGGATATTGCCAATCAAATTAGAAGAACAATTATTTCTCAAGAGCATCTAGGAATCAGTAGGAAGTTCTATTCTTTTGTGATGGATGGCTTAGATGAAAATTTCTACAAAACTACTGATAGCGATAATTTTTCAATTATCGGAAAAAGAGACTTGGAGATAGCCATAAAAAGTGCTTACGGGATGCGCTCTAAATACATTCATACTCTGTCTTCACTACCAAAAGAAATAACACACCACCCAACTCTTAACTACATGACCTATGTTAATGAAAAACCGTTCCTAACTTTCAACGGTCTTGCTGCCATTTCTAGAGAACTGATTAAAAAATTTGTATTAAAACAAGATGAATGTAAAAAAGAAAAAATTGATATTTTATCAATCCTTCCAAATGTAATTACTAGTAAATGGGCGGCAGAGTATTGGATCGGTAATAAGGATGAGTATATAAAAGGGAAGTACGATATTTTCTTAAAAGCTTTGCTCGACAAGATAGAACTAATATTAAAAGGTCATAAAGGAATAATAATACCTGACATGCTACCTGTTCTCAGCAAGATCGAAGTTGAGATAACAAAGACAAAAAACAGCCTTGACAAATGTAGCATGTTAACCTTTTATTGGTTGTGTGCAATATATATAATCCCACAAAAAAAAATAGCTGAGTCAACATTTATAATTGATCACATTCAAAATCTTCATGAAACCAACATCTATTCATTGTTAATGTCAGCAATTTGTAGTCAAGAGGATGTTAAAAATGCAGAATCAGAATGGGAGTTCTTTAAAGTTTACTCCCAAAAAAAATATAACATTAAAAATCTAGCGCTTTCAGAATACTTCGAGTCACTGATCGCCATGAATTTTATAGCAGCATTTTCTTTGTTAGGTAACGAGGAAAAAATCGAAGAAATTAAAAATCACATTGCTATAAATTTGCCCAATGCAAAAGAAGTAAATGAATTTATGAGAGATTATAAGTTCCCAGCAATTATTAAAGTGGCTGACCTCTATCCTAAAAATTTGATTGAAGAATAATAACCTTCCTTCAGTGTGGCTATATCAGTTATATAGCCAACTAAGAAGAATATTCCTAACACTTTTTTCAACTTCGTGGTTAACTCCCAGCAGCGATCGTTCAGCATATTTCACCACCGGGCCGCGACGGCTTACCCTGTCGCGCAGTCCGAAATGATGGACGCGGGCCAGCTTCTGAACTCCTGGCACAAAGGCAACCTCAGCGAATTCCGCGCCCGCCTGCACCTTCAGATATTTTGCCGTTTTCAGCTTCGCGAACATGCCGCGACGGATGCGGCCTTTTTTGCTGCGGGCGCTGACGCGGCGCGGCTCCCATGCGGTGCCGTCCGGGGAACGCTGCGCGGTGATGTTCGCCTGCTGAATGCGGCGCACGTCGCGTGCTACTTCCCGCAGCATCTTTTTCCGGGCCGCCGGCTCCAGCTGTGACAGCAGCGCCGCCAGCCATGCATCCACTTCATGCAGTTCAGCCACGTTTCACCGTCCAGACTTCCTCCGGCGCGTCCGGCTCGGGCGTCGCCTCAATGCTGACTTTACCGTCTACAGTGGTTGCTACCACGCGCTCGGTCAGCTTCAGGTCCATACTGATGTCGCAGCGGTCATTCCCCAGAATATCGACCTCAAACGAAAACAGCCTTTCGCTCGCCTCACTGTTCTGCAGCGCGTCGGGCTGATTTTCCCGCAGCCACAAAAGCACCGGGGCCATCAACAGGTTCTGGTCGCCGGTGAAGTCGGTGATCACCACGTTCAGGGTGTAGCGATACTCCCACGACAGGGACGCGGCGGACGTGGCGACCAGCTGGCCGCTGTCCACGAACAGGTGCAGGCGGTCCGGGTTGTCGGCCACATACTGGACCGACTTATTCAGGGCGCTGCGTAAGGACTGCGGCTTGTTCATTGTCTTTTTCCTGACAGCTGATGATGGTATCGACTTTACCGGCACACGCCGCCCAGGCGGCCTCCGTTTCGTCCAGCAGGGCCAGAAGGTCGCCGTTAGTGCGCGGCGAGGCCGGGTCCAGCTGGCAGCGGGTGATTTTGGGACAGCCACTCACGGTAAGATTCACCTCCTGAGAGGGCCGGTCGCTGGCGCAGCCGGACAACAGGATCAGGCAGAGCGGCATCAGCCCAGCGGCGAAGGTCTTCATTTTCACGTTTCAGTTCCTCAATTTTTCGCTGTCGGTCACGCAGCAGCTGGCCGTTGCGTTCGGCGGCGGCATAAAGCTGCGTCTGCGCCTGGCTGCTGGTCTGCGTCAGGATATTCAGGGCAATCAGCTGGCTGTTTTTCTGGCTCAGCTTTTTGCCCTGACCCTCAATGGTGGTCTGCTGCGCATCAATCCTGCCGTGGGCGCTGTTCAGCCGGTAAGACTGCACGCCGGTGACAAGCAGCAGGATCAGCACGATAACTGCCAGTGCGCGCGTCATGCCGCAGCCTGCTTAAGCTCTGGCCTGATCATCCAGCGATAAAACAAGGCGTTCAGGCTCATGAGCACCGTCAGCTGCCATCCCGCTGTCCACATCACCACTGCGATAACTACGCGGTGATACCACCTGAGCGGCACGCGGTCAGCCAGCTGCGCAAACCGCAGCAGCCAGGCAAAAGTCTGCCTGCGCTCCCTGCCGGTTAGGGTTGCGGCGCAGCACAGCCCGGAAAAACCGATGAAAGCCCATGCGATAAACTCCGCCCAAAGCAGCGCCGCCAGCGGATAGCCCGCAAAGCTGCCGTGACTGATACTGACCAGCGTCAGCAGGACGGTGAGTGACGCAGTAAACCACCATTTTTTAACCATCTGCATTTCAGACTCCTCTAAGGCACCAGGCCAGCTCACGCCCGCGCCGGTTATCCAGCCCCTGATTGAATACGCCTTTCACGTACACCCAGCGCGGCAGCTGATAACACGCATCGCGCCATTTACCCTTTTTCAGCAACGCCACCATTGTTGAGCCGCACACGTTGCCGGTTCCCACGTTGAACGCCAGCGACACCAGCGCGTCATAGACCTGCTGCGGCATGGAAACCGCCACGCAGCGCGCCAGTGCCGCCTCAGTGCGCAACACGTTGGTAATGAAATTCCCCGCCGCCTGCCGTTCCGTGATGGACTTACCCGGCACCACGCCGGACGTGTTGCCTATCCCGTCGGTCCACTTTCCCGCGCTGCACTGGTACGGCTGCAGGCGGCAGCCCTCATAATCGGCAATCAGCCGCAGCCCCTCCACGGAGGTGTGCAGCTGCTGAAAACCGGGCAGCGTGGCGGCCAGTGCCAGCACCACGCCCACGGCGCAGCGCTTAACGATCTGCAGATTCATACTCCTCCCGCGTAATGCGCCCGCTTGCCAGCAGCTGATAGGTTTTGTGTTTGTAGTACCAGCTGATAAGCGCCATCAGCAGGCCGATAAGCACACCGGCCACAGTGGACATGTCTTTCAGGTCCATGCCGCCCAGCCACGCCATTACCACCGCAATGCACCAGGTTAAGAAGGTGCTGATTTTTTCCCACATGATTCAGTCCCAAAGCTGAACGGCCTGCACGGTGGCCGTCGCTGTCACGTCCGGCAACTCCACCTCCAGCCCGTGCGGTAAGAGGGGGCCGTGCTCCGCCAGCCCCGGATTTGCCTGCAGCACCTGTTCCGTCATGCCCTGCGTGCGCCCGTAGTGACGCCAGCAGAGTGCGTCCACCGTGTCATACTGCTTCGCACGCACTTTCATCAGATAAGCTCCACGGTGCAGTGCGGCATGTCCTGCACGCGGCTGACGGCCCAGCGCGCATCGCGCCAGAGATCGCCGCTGGCATTACTCAGTTCTTCGCCGCGCTTAACCGCTGTCGCGGTGGCGTCAAAATCCTGATAACGCTCGTTCAGCACCGCGCGGGTCCAGCACCACAACGCGTTCATGTAGTGATGCAGGCGCACGCTCTCACCGGCCAGCTTCTCAGCCGGAACGTCAGCCAGGCCGTTATGACCGGCCAGCTCCTGCCGCTCACGCCACGGGTAAAGCTCCGCGTTTACCTCCGCCATCGCGGTCAGCACCACCTGACGCAGACGCTCCGGCGTCACGGTGCCGTCAACGCGCATGACGCTGCGGAACTTCGCCAGATCAACGTCCGGCCAGAATGAGTTATTGGGGATGATGTCCGGCGCTGCCGTCGCCTTCTGTGGCGCGATAAATTCCATTGCTCTGTTACTCCTGAATAGGTGGGCGGTGGACGGGGTTTTGATGCGGCGCTGCCTGTCGCCACCCCGTGCCGCCCCGCGCGTGGGCACGTCCGGTTATCAGCTGGCGTTACGGATTTTCCGCTCCAGCTGCTCAATGTCTTTTTTAACGCCGCATTTTTCGTCCAGCTGCAGGGCGCGCTTCAGATGGTTCAGCGCGGACGCAGGGCTGCTTTCCGTCAGCACCCAGCCGATGGACTTATGCAGACGGGCGCGCGACTGATCGGGCATGTCGTGTGCGTCGACTACCTCCAGCGCCTCCAGCAGCAGGGCCGGATCAAAAGGCGTCTTTGCCAGGATGGCGGCCTTTGCCGCGTCGGCAATTTCTTCGGCCAGCACAGTCGCCGTGGTGCGTTGTCCCAGCGGCATCACCCAGCCGTGCTTCAGTGCGTGGCGGCCAATCGCCAGCGCACCGGCATAGTCACCGGCGTCAACGCGCCAGAGCATCACGTACATCAGCACATCGTCCTGCTGTGCGCCGTCCGCGCTCAGCACGCCCTCAGCCCAGGCGGCGTACTTCGGCAGCACCTCCACCTTGATTTCAGCTTTTCGGACGTTGGACTGAATGCCCTTAAGGCGGCGGCGGTCTTCGTTCAGCTGCAGCAGCATCAGGTCATAGCCCTTTGTGCTGCGGCCACTGCCGCCCGACCGGGCGGCCTCCTGTGCCTGAATAAAGCGCGTATGCGCGCGGAAAGGGTTAGTCACGGGTTACGCTCCGCCTTTGCTGTCGCCACCGGTCTGCGTGGTGTCCGCGCTGGCGGCTGAACTGCCTGCATCATTCATGGACTTGACCACGCTGGCCGCCACGGTGGCGATGCGTGCGATTTCCGCTTCGCTCATTTCACCTGACGTTTTTTCCGGCTCCTGCTCTTTTTCCGGCTCCTGCTCCAGCAGCTCGATGTTTTCCACCAGGCAGGTACAGTCGTAGTCCTCGACCACGTAAGCCTCGTTGACCGACTCAAGGTTTTCGATGCGGTCACGTTTCGGGTTGTCGATGATGGAGCGGCGGCGCGTCTCTTCCTGCCAGTAGATGGACAGGTTATCCAGACGGGTGATCAGCAGCGCATTCGCCGGGAAGTACGGCGCACGGACTGCCTGCAGGCCGCCGATGCGCTTCTGACTGATGATCAGATCAGCGGCCAGCGCTTCGGTGTTGGGCTGGCTCTGATTGACCAGCGGGAAATACTTATCAGCCAGCAGCTGGCGTCCGCAGATAACCACCAGTTCGGTGTCGTCCTGATACTGCACGCCGATTTTTTCCGACACCGCGCCCATCACCACGGCATCCAGGTTACGGAACAGGCCGTTTTTACCCACGGTGATTTTGTCCGACACCACCTTGCCATCGTCACCGATGTGCTGACCCAGCACCTGCGACGGTTTTTCCTGGCGGATTTTCTCCAGCCAGCCGATATTCACGTCCTGCAGCAGCGGGTTCTGTACGCGGTTAGAGGTTTTCTCACGCTTCAGGCCGTTGAAGCCGATCATGATGCGGTCCAGCGCCTGACGCTTCACGATGGCATCACGGATGCGCACCTGGAAATCGCTGAACTTCGCCCACATGTCCAGCTTTGAATAAGGCAGCGCCGTGTCAAAGTTGGTCTGTGTGCATTTATAGCCGTCGCCGTCGATGTAGGTCGGATCGGTAGGCTCGCGCTCTTTCTGGGTGGTATCGGTGGTGCCCGCAATGGTGGTGCCGATCCCCAGCCCCAGCCGTTCGCCGCTCTGCTCACTGACCGGCATGATGTTGATGGCCTGCAGGAACGCGGACGACTCCTGAATTTTGCTTTCCAGCGTCTGCGACACGGACG